GAATACTTCACCTTTTTCGCACACAATTATCAGTTCTCCCCTCTTTTTAAAAAAAAGGTATGGGATGGTAAAATACGTTTATTCAGTAAGAGAACGTCTTACTTGTATAACGGACTCATCACATACCTTATCAATTTCATCAAAGAACGTGGTCATGTAATTCAAGTAGACGAAGAACTATATAAAACTACTCCCATCACACCATCTGATATTGCAGAATATAGTCAGTTTTTAAATCTTAGATCTAGAGGGCAACCAATATCGCCCAGAGACTATCAGTTATTTGCTTTCTACAAAGCTATAAAAAATAAAAGAATGCTGATGTTGTCGCCGACTGCATCCGGAAAGTCTTTGATCATTTATATGATTTGCAGATTTCTTTTTGATTATGAATGTAAAAAAGGACTACTGATCGTCCCTACTGTATCATTAGTTGAACAGATGTATGGAGATTTTGAAGATTATTCGACACATTCAAAATGGAATGTCATTGATAACTGTCAAAAGATATATTCAGGATATGATAAAATTGCAAATAAACCTCTGACAATATCAACTTGGCAAAGCATCTACGATCAACCTGAAGAATTTTTTGAACAATTTGATTTTGTGATAGGCGATGAAGCACATACATTCAAAGCTCAATCTTTAGCAAAAATCATGACACAACTGAAAAATACCAAGTATCGTATAGGTACTACTGGTACTATTGATGATGTTAAAGTTCATAAATTGACTTTGGAAGCATACTTTGGTCCTGTAACTAAAATCATAACAACCAAAGAATTGATAGATAGAGGCAGCCTATCTGATTTTGAAATTAAGTGTCTCGTTTTGACATACCCTAAAAACATGTTACGTGAGATTGGTAACAAAAAAATCAATTTTCAAAAAGAGATAGATTTTATTGTAACAAATCAAAAACGCAACAAATTCATTACAGAACTAGCAATGTCTCTTGAAGGAAACACTCTGATACTCTTCCAGTTTGTGGACAGGCATGGTAGAGTGCTGCACGAGATGATAAATAGTATGATCGACAGCAACAGAAAGGTATTTTTTATTTCAGGTGACGTTGCTGCTACCGAACGTGACGATGTTAGAAAGATTACAGAAACTCAAAAAGATGCTATAATCGTCGCTTCATATGGGACTTTTTCGACTGGCGTTTCAATTAGAAACTTACACAATATTATTTTTGCTTCCCCGAGTAAGTCCAAGATAAGAAATTTGCAATCTATTGGTAGAGGTCTTAGACTAGGAGAAAATAAAAAGAAAGCAGTTCTTTATGATATAATTGATGATTTGAGGTTATCTGATGATGACGAACCAAATTACGCATTACAACATTATGCTGAGAGAATGAAAATCTATCACGCAGAGAAATTTAAAATTACAACTCACAAGATAGGGATGAAAGAATGACAGAAAAGAAAAATCTAAAACTTATTCGTTTAACTGCTAATATTGATCTGATCGTAAATCTTCTGGAAGATAGAGAAGATGATGTCTTGGTTAAAGAAGCATTGGTTCTTATTATCGATTCTAATGTTGAAGCAATGACACAGATGCTATATATGTATCCTTGGCTTCCAACTGGTGTTGCTTCAGATCCAACTGCAGAAGTTCCAATTAAAAAGTCTCAGATATTTTATGTAATAGATGTGGATGAAGAGATTCATGATTACTTTCGTAATATGTGGAAAGCATTCATTGCAGATGAAGAAGATCGTAAATCAAAGGGTGAAACAAAGAAGGTATCAGGGGAGAATGTAGTCTCTATCAACAAGAACACTCCAATACACTAAAGGTTCCTATTCATTATAGCGGACATGATTATTATACAGAGAAATCATCATAATGTCAAGAAAAAATCACTACGTCAACAATAATGACTTTCTCGATGCTCTCACAAAGTATCGAGAAAGTTGTGATCAAGCAAAAGAACAAGGGCTAAAAAAACCACAAATTCCGGAATACGTTGCTAAATGCATAATGATGATAGCAGAGAAGCTATCGTCTAAACCGAACTTCTATTCGTACACGTTTAGAGAAGAGATGGTCGGAGATGCGATCAAGAACTGCATTATGTATATCGATAACTTTGATCCGGAAAAATCATCGAATCCATTCGCATACTTCACACAGATTGTGTACTATGCCTTTATTCAGAGAATCAATCGAGAAAAGAAGCAACTGTACATAAAGTATAAGTCATCACAAGAAATGGCTGTTCTCGGAGAATATGATTATTCGGACAACACTTCCGAAGATTTCTATCGGGAGCAGTTTGAACTATACGATAACATCAATGAATTCATTGACACATACGAGCACAAACAAAACATAAAGAAGGATTTGCCGAGGAAGCTGTCTTCGAAAAAGGAATTTAGTCCTATTGAAGATCTTTTTAATGGAGAGGAATGATGAAAATATGTATTCTTGGGGATACTCATATCGGAGCGAGGGGAGACTCCCCGCATTTCCATAAACTTTTTTCACAATTTTATAGTGAGATTCTTTTTCCATATCTGAAAGATAATAACATCAGTACCATATTTCAATTGGGCGATCTTTTTGATCGAAGGAAGTACATTAACTTTCAGACATTACATTCAGCCAAAAAATATTTTTTCAACCCATTATCCGAGTTTGAGTTCTTTACCCTTTTAGGCAATCACGACATTTCATACAAAAACACGCTAGAAGTGAACTCATCTCAGCTTTTGTTGAGTAATTATAAAAATATTAAAATCTATGACAAACCAACGACTTTAAATTTCGACGGTACAGATATCGATGTCATACCTTGGATATGTAAAGAAAATGAGAATGAAATATTAGAGTTCATTTCAAATAGCAAATCCAAATACTGTTTTGGTCATTTTGAACTTGCTGGCTACGAAATGGATAAGGGGAACGTCTCATTTGATGGTATGGACAAAGATTTCTTATCCCATTATGATATGGTGTTAAGTGGACATTTTCATCACAAGTCTTCTGATGGTAGAATTTTCTATGTTGGTACACCAACTGAACTCACATGGGCAGACTATGGTGACGAGAGAGGATTCCATATATTGGATACGAAAACTGGCGAAATGGAGTTTATTCAGAACCCGCATAGGATGTTCTACAAAATAATTTTCGATGGCAAGAATGAAAACATCGAAAGCGTTACTAATAGAGACTTCTCTGCGTATTCTGACAAAATCGTCAAAGTAATAGTGGAAAACAAGGACAACGATTATCTTTTTGAGCTATTTTTCGATTGCCTTTACAAAGTTATGCCGTTAGATATTTCTATCATCGAGAATGCTGTAGACTACAATCAGCTTTCTGATAATGATATGATAGATCAAGCTGAAGATACGATTACGATATTAAATAAGTACATTGATTCTATAAATTCAGACATTGATGCAATGAGATTAAAAAATCTCATTCATGAGATATATGTGGAAGCTCAGAGTGAATAATAATGATTAAGTTTAAAAAAATTCGGTATAAAAATTTTCTATCCACTGGTAATTTTTTCACCGAGGTATTTCTAGATAAAAATGACATGACCCTGATAATAGGAAGTAACGGGGTCGGAAAATCTTCAATTTTAGATGCCATCACTTTTGCTCTGTTCGGTAAATCTTTCCGTAACATTAATAAGCCACAATTAATCAATAGTATCAATCAAAAAAATATGGTTGTTGAACTTGAGTTTTCAATTTCAGCCAAAAAGTATAAGATTATTCGTGGATTAAAGCCAAACGTATTTGAAATACACTGCAACGGAGAACTGCTCAACCAAGACGCTAAAAGCAAAGATTACCAAGAACTTCTTGAAAAAAATATCCTAAAGTTTAACTACAAAGCTTTTACTCAGATAGTTATTCTTGGCAGATCTTCGTTCACACCTTTCATGCTATTGTCTGCAGCAGATAGACGTACAATCATTGAAGAGCTTCTGGACATTCAGATATTCTCTTCCATGAATGCCGTACTTAAAGATAAGATGATGATCGTAAAAAACGAAACATTAGAACTGAAAAGAAATATGGATACGACCATATCTAAAATAGAAATGCAGAAAAAGTATGTAGAAGAAGCCAAGAAAAATACTGAAGATCAACTTGAACGGTTGAAAAAGGAACTACACCAGACTGTTTCAAATATAGAAAAAAAACAAAATGAATGTGATTTAATCCAAAAACATACGAATTTGCTCATTGACAGTATTTCCGATGAGAGTTCAATAAAGCAAAAAATAAATGAACTAACCAAATATGAAGCCAAGATAGAAAATAATGTCTTGAAAATAAAACAGACTATACAATTCTTTAACGAAAACTCAACCTGTCCAACATGCGACCAAAGTATACAAAATAAAGATATAAAAATTTCTGAAAGTCAAGATAAGATATCACAGTATGAAGAAGGTCTGAGTAAGATACAAGAAGAGATTGAGAAGCAGAACTCTTTTATGGATATGGTTTTGAACACCCAAAGAAAAATCCGTGACCATCAGAGTGAGATAAAAAGTATTCAAGCCACTGTTGCACAGATGCAAAGTTATGCTGATAGAATAGCGAGAGAAATAACTGAAATAAAAAATAGAAAAATCATTAGTGATGACATGTTACAGATGTCAAAAAACTTGGTTGATGATTTGAAAACTTTGGAAGAGCAGCGACAAGAATACTCAACGAAAAAGAAATATATGGATGTCGCATCAGCTTTGCTGAAGGATGGTGGGATAAAGTCTAAAATCATTAAACAATACCTTCCGATCATAAACAAACTTGTTAATAAGTATTTGTCAGCAATGAACTTTATGGTAAATTTTGAGATGGACGAAGAGTTTAAAGAAACCATTAAATCCAGATATCGCGACGACTTCAGCTATGAGAACTTCTCGGAAGGTGAAAGGATGAGGATTGATTTAGCTTTGATGCTGACGTGGAGAACGATTTCAAAAATGAAAAACAGCATGAACACAAATTTACTAATACTAGATGAAGTGTTTGATAGTTCTTTAGATGCGACTGGCACCGAAGATTTTATGAAACTTTTACAATCGCTCGGAAAAGATGCGAATATATATGTGATATCACACAAAGGCGATGTGCTGATAGATAAATTTAATCACACTCTTCGATTTGAAAAAGTGAAGAATTTCTCGCAACTGAAGGTATAAAGTATGAAAGGTAAACATGTAGTCAAATATGTGAATGGTGATCTTCAGGAACATATTATCTACGATCTAGTGGATAAGTATGATTCTATTTTAAGAAAACCCACACAAAAATTCGATTTTGAATCCCCACCAATCAATCCACAATTGCTCGCAGCATCGTTGGCTGAGACAATGGCGCATTATAATGGGATTGGCTTATCCGCTAACCAAGTCGGAGTTCCATACCGTGTTTTTTGTATGGCATTATCGCAGATAACAGACCCGAAAAAAATGAATATCATGATTGCATTTAATCCTCGTATCATTTCTGTTTCAGATGAAACAATTGCGAGAGAAGAAGGATGTCTATCATATCCCGGACTGATGTTGAATGTAGAACGTCCGAAATCAATTGTCATGGAATATCAAAACGTATTCGGTCATATGCTAAAGGATACATTTGTAGGACTTGAAGCTAGGATAGCTCAACATGAAAATTCGCATCTGGATGGAATAGTATTCACTGACTCGGTTGGTCCTGTTGCTCTCAGGTTGGCTCAACGGAAAGTGAAAAGAAATCGAAAAAACATGCCACGGGTAGTTGACGCCTAGTTTTTAGTGTGTATAATGGCGTCTCAACTCAAGGAGACGCCATCATGACTGACCTAAACAACTCTCTCAAATCAGGCGTGGTTCTTGTCGTCTTTAGGAAAAAAGACGGAACGGAACGTAGAATGGAGTGCACCACTTCTCTGCAATTGATTCCATCCACCAAGCACCCCACTGGTGCCGGTGCCGTGAGAAAGCAAAACGATGAAGTGCAGAAAGTGTTTGATTTGGAAAAACAAGAATGGAGATCTTTCCGTAAAGATTCTCTGATCTCACATTGTGTAATTTAGAGGAAACTATGAAATTAGAAATTTCTATGGATGATTTGAAAAAGAAAAAGATCTTCGTGGGCACGCCAATGTATGGTGGAATGGCAACAGGAATGTATGTTAAGTCATGCTTGGATCTTCAAGCTGTGTGTATGAAGTATGGCATTGAAGTTCGGTTCTCATTCATTTTTAATGAATCATTGATCACCCGCGCACGAAATTATTTGGTTGATGAGTTTCTGCGCAACGAAGAATACACACACCTTCTTTTTATTGATGCTGATATTAATTTTGATCCCAAAGATGTTATTGCGCTTCTCGCATTAGATAAAGAAATTTGTGGTGGACCATACCCCAAAAAATCTATCAAATGGTCATCTGTTCTTGATGCTGTGAAGAAAAACCCAGAAATCAGTCCCAATGAATTAGAAAAAGTTGCTGGCGATTATGTTTTCAATTCAGTATCCGGCACTGGTCAATTTTCAATTTCCGAACCACTGGAAGTCATGGAAATTGGTACTGGTTATATGATGATTAAACGAGAAGTTTTTCAAAAGTTCAAAGAAGCGTACCCACATCTAGAATATAAACCCGATCACTCCGGACAAGCTCATTTCGACGGATCAAGAATGATCCATGCATATTTTGACACTGTTATTGATTCTGGCAAATCTGAACGATATCTTTCAGAAGACTATATGTTTTGTCAATGGTGGAGAAATATAGGCGGTAAAATCTGGTTATGCCCTTGGATGAAAACACAACACGTCGGAACATATGCATTCATCGGCGATATGCAAGCAGTGGCATCTCATGTAGGGAAACTATAATGATTATTGGGTTTGTTGGATTAATTGGATCTGGTAAGGATGTGGCAGCGGACATTTTAGTTGAACGATTCGATTACTTTAAAGAAAGTTTTGCTAATTCAGTTAAAGACATTGTTTCTATCATTTTCGATTGGAACAGAACGTGGCTTGAAGGAGAAGACAAAGATTCGCGAGAGTGGAGAGAGACTCCGATAGAATATTGGTCGGAAGCTTTTGGTTACGAAGTCACTCCCAGAAAAATGTTACAGCTTATTGGAACTGAAGCCGGAAGGAATATCATACACCCGGATGTTTGGATTCATAACACATTCAGAAGGATGCATCCTTGGAATGATTACGTCATATCCGACGTGAGATTTCCGAATGAAATTAATTTCATCAAAAAGAAAGGTGGGTTGGTATTTAGAATCCGAAGAGGGGAAGATCCAGAATGGTTGAAAAAAGCTCAACTTTTTGAATATGATAATGAAAGTTTAGAATCATACATGAGAGTAAAACACCCAGAAGTTCATGAAAGTGAATGGGCTTGGGCTAACTGTGAATTTGACTTCACTATTAATAATGATATGGGATTATATGAACTGGAACAAAGACTCAAAGAAGTGTTGAGTTTCTATTCAGTCTATGATAGTATGCACGACACCAAAAGGAATGTATGATGAAAATATCTGAAAATACAATTAAAATTTTGAAAAACTTTTCCACAATCAATCAGGGCATTGTGGTCAAACCCGGAAATGTTCTTAGAACCATTTCAATCAATAAAGCAATTTTAGCTGAAGCAGAGGTTGACGAGACGTTTGAGACTGAATTTGGAATTTATGATCTAAACAAATCATTGAGCATTTTGTCACTGACTAATAGTAGAGATGTTGACTTTTGCGATGAATGTCTAGAGTTTAAAGGTCTTGATGGTAAGGGAAGAATTCGGCAAAGGTTCACCCCGTCCAACTTGATCACTGCACCACCAAATAAAAAAATGAGCATTAATGATTTTGAAATTACCTTGACTATTGGTGTAGATGTAGTAAACTGGATATTTGGTGTGGCAAACGTGCTAAAATGTCCAAACATTGTTATTAAAGGAGAAGGTACAGATATACAGATTGTGGCAACTGATGTTAAAGGAGTCGTTGTCGATGATGCTAACGTTGAAGTGTCGGGAAATGCTGATATCAGTTTTTCTGCAGCTATAAAGCTTGAAAATCTGAAGATCATTCCTCAAGAATATACAATCGACATTTCGTCCAAAGGAGTTTGTCGATTCACTAACAACGATAAGTCGTTGACATACTGGATTGCTATTGAACAGAACTATTCAACTTTCGGAGAGTAATTATGCTAACCACCCTGACACCTAATGATCGAGTAAAACTGAAGAACAAATTTGATGAAATTAGTAACTCATATACGCGAATTGAAGCTGAAAGAGAGTTGATCAAGGAAATTCTCAGCGATATCAAAGAGCAGTTTGAGATTGCTCCAAAAGTATCCCGCAAGCTTGCTAAAATTCGACATAAGAGAAATCTACAAGAAGTTGTTGCAGAAAGCCAAGAAGTGGAGGAAACTTACACCGACATCTTTGCTTAATAGGATTTTATAACATGAATGATATTGATGAGATTTTGTGGACAGAGCGGTATCGACCAAAAACCATTGAGGAGTGCATCCTTCCAGATGCACTCAAAAAAACATTTCAAGAATATGTGAACAAGAAAGAGATTCCAAATATGATTTTATCCGGCACAGCAGGTGTCGGAAAAACTACTGTTGCTAGGGCTATGTGTGAAGAAATTGGTTGTGATTACATCATGATCAACGGTTCAGACGAGTCTGGAATTGATACATTACGAACAAAGATCAAGGGTTTTGCATCTTCGGTATCTCTTATGGGTGGCAGGAAAGTCATCATTATCGATGAGGCAGACTATTTAAATCCGAACTCAACACAGCCAGCTTTTCGTGGAGTGATAGAAGAGTTTTCAAGTAATTGTTCTTTTATTTTCACATGTAATTTCAAAAACAGAATCATCGCACCAATTCATTCTCGTTGCGCTGTTATCGATTTCAGGCTTGAGAATGGACAAAAAGCCAAGATGGCAATGAATCTCTTGAAAAGAATTAAAGCCATCCTAGATAAAGAAAAGATTGAATACGATGATCGTGTTGTGGCAGAACTAATCACAAAATATTTCCCAGACTATCGACGGATTATCAATGAACTTCAGCGGTATTCCATATCAGGGAACATTGATGCTGGTATTCTTGCTCAAGTTACGGATGTAAAATTAACTGAACTTATTTCCGCTCTCAGGGACAAAAACTTCAGAGAAGTCAGGAAATGGGTTGGAGTTAACAGTGACAATGATTCCAACAAAATATTTCGTGAGATCTACGATAAGATTTATGACATCATCAAGCCAGAATGCATACCTCTAGCTGTTATACTTATCGGAAAATATCAATATCAATCTGCTTTTGTTGCAGATCAAGAAATAAACATGATGGCTTTTCTGACAGAGCTTATGGTTGAAACGGAATGTAAATGACAGATATATTTAAAGACATTTTACCAAGCATACTGCAAACAAAAGTCGATGTTCTTGAAAACGAGACCGACTATAATTCTTTTCTTATTAACCGGGCATTGTCATATAACCATGATTGCCTTTTTTACTGTAATGAGATGAACATGCTACCGCAGTTGGATAAAAGACTTCAGTATGATTATTATATAAATAGTATTCGTGCTAAGAAGCGTTCTCACAGCAAATGGCACAAACCGATGAAAGAGAACGATTTGGAATCGGTCAAATTATATTTTGGTTATTCTGACGCTAAAGCAAAAGAAGCACTTAAAGTATTGACTGAAGAACAGATCGAAATGGTAAAAAAGAAAACAACTATAGGTGAATGAAATGACCGATTCAAAAAATATGCTTCTAGACTCACTGATTGAAGTTACACTTAAAGAAAAAGATGATTTTCTCAAAATTAAAGAGACTCTAACTAGAATCGGGGTTTCTGCTAAGAATGAAAATAGACTTTTTCAGTCATGCCACATCTTGCACAAGCAAGGAAAATATTATATTGTACACTTCAAGGAGCTGTTTGCGCTTGATGGTAAGCCAACAGATATCACGGAGAATGATTATGCTCGAAGAAATTCTATAGCAAATCTGTTACAAGATTGGGGATTGGTTGATCTTGTTGAAAAATCGAAATCTGCTGAACTTGTTGCTCCAATTTCTCAAATCAAGATTCTCCCATATAAAGACAAAGATAATTGGGAACTTGTAGCTAAGTATAATAT